AAGCAGAAGTAGACGAAGTAGCAGGGAAAGCAGAAGCAGACGAAGCAGCGGGGGAAGCAGAAGTAACTGAAGCAGACGTTGGCGAAGTAGTAGACGAAGTAGCGGGGGAAGCAGAAGTAACTGAAGCAGACGCAGAAATAGCCGCTGCCACTATCGAAGCACAGTCGCTAGGACGTGATGCCAAGAAGATCAAGTTCTACGACGCGGGTATTCCTAGAGGGCAACAACTTGTTAAATTAAAAAATGTTGTTACTAAATTACAAAAACAGGCGGATGACGCGGGTATAAATGTTAACTTAACACAAGAAGCAAAATCTTTAATAACACAAGAAGTGCCAATCAACGAGATTGAAGGCAGGCTAAAAGAAAAGCTCAATGCTACTAAGAATGGGGAAGGGGCAAATAGGGATGATATATCATCTGAATCAGGAGGAACTGGAGATGGCTTTTCAGCTACTGGAGAAGAAGTCACTCCAGAGAGCAATACCCCAGAATCTGCTAGAGTTAACACAGGAGGAGTGGACGAGTTTGGGCAAAGTTCTGAACGTATTGTTGGAGGAGAAGGGGGAGGGGAGCGTGCATTAAACCCAGAACAACAGCGACAAGCAGCCGCCGACGCAAGAACACAGAAAAATAGAAATGATGTAGCGGCCTACAGCCAAACTTTTTCAAATCAAATAAAAGGGTTAGAATCGAAGATAAAAGCGAATATAGCCCAATATGCAGAGAAGAACGCAGAGGGGTTTGACGTTGAAGCCCTGCGTGGGAAATATGTCTCTGTAAACCCTACAACAAAGAAATTTAGATTTAGAAAAGGGTCTACCCCAGAATTTATAGAGGCTTTGCTTGGTAGAAACGTACTTGAGTCTGATATAGCTAGATTAGATAGGTTAAATACACTAAAACCTATGTCAGACCAAACAGTGTCAAAGATTATTGGTACAGAGAAAGAATATTTAGAGAATAACCCTAATAGCACAAAAGAGGACTACCAACAACTGTCTGCCGAATTAATAAACCAAAAAAAGGTAGATGCATATGTAGGTAAATTCGATACCCCTACTGACGCTATATACAATGCGGTTTATGAAGTTGCTGACAAGCAGGAAAAAACTACCGTCGCTGACGCAGAGAAAGGAGAAGAGAATATTGGTTCAGACGTAGACGTAGTAAAAGAACTGTACCAAGGTTTGGGCGGCGAAAATGCTCAAGCTGTACTAGATTGGGCGAGTGTTAATCTCTCAGCACCCGTAGAAAAACGTCTAAATAGTTTTGTAAAAGAAACAGAAAGAAGTATTAACTCCGCAAGAGACGCGGTTGAACAAGGTTCTAACATAGATGAAATACGTAATGCTCTAAGGTTAGAAGGTATAGACGGGTTAGGAAATAGGAAGATTACAACTAACCTAGGAAGAGTAAGAGGGTTGAATGAAGACCAAAATAAAAGTTTTTTTGACCCAGAAGCTGATTCTAAAAATAGGACAAGACCCTACATACTTGATGGACAGTTAAAAGAATTATTGAATAAAAGAAATAGTGTGCCTAAAGAAGATGCGGGTGCTGTTGAAACTTTAGAGGTAATAGACAGTAAGATAGAGGAAATACGGGAGGAACTAGCTGATATAGCAAGAAAAGAAGAATTAAAAGGCTCACAAGTTAAAAGCGCCGATAGGTTAAAGGAAATTTTAAAGAGGACAGATTCTGAAACTTATAGGGATGAAAAAGGCAATATAATTACTAGCCCTCGTAGAGAGGAAGCGGAAACCGAAATTATAGACGCTAAGATAGAAAATCTTACCCTTAAAGAGAAAAATGCCCTAAAAAAAGCTGGAGGTGCCAAAGATATTAGAGATAACCTAAGAATAATTCTCAAATCTATTATTGATGCTAGTAGGGATTACGGAGACTCTTATTCCGAAGCCCTACAGTCCTTTGAAGAGCTGCCTATAGGGAACATAATTACCCAACTTAAAATAGTCAAGGTTAGTAACACTTTTAGTACTAAACTTCCTTTAAAGTATATAAATAAGTTAGACGGTAGGGTAGACGATTCGGTAGCTACTTTAATAGTAGAAGGCAACTTGAGCGGTGCGCTACTAGAACTTAGCAACACCTCTACAGACAAGAGAGTAAAGCAGGTTGCCCGCGTTCTTTCTGAGGCTGTAGGGGATGCTAGAGTTGAGGTTATGGAGTCAGGAGACAATTATGCCAGCGACAATATAGCTTACATAAACCAGAACGAAGGCACTAACGGTGGGTTGTACGTACACACCCTATTACACGAAGGGGCGCACATTGTAGTAAACAATATAACGGGCAACAAACCTTCTCACCCCCTTACTAAACAACTAAACAAATTGTTTGAGCAGGTAAAGGGTAATTTAGATGGGGAATACGGCACACAAGACCTGCAAGAATTTATATCCGAAGCGTTAAGTAACTCTAGGTTTCAAGCCAGACTAGCTGCTATGTATCCTGATGGCAGTCCTATGACTGCTTTAAATAGTTTCTTTAGGAGTGTTACTAATTTCTTGCGTAGGCTAGCGGGAATGGACACTAAGCCTTTAGATTCTGCGTTAGACCTTGTTGATAGAGAGCTAATAGCTTTCCTATCTACTTCTCCCGGTACTAGAGATAGTGGATCTATGCATGGTTATGCATCACGGGAAGGCGTGCAAAAACTGGCTAGGGAAATAGGAGACATACAAAAAGGTTTTGCCCGCCCCACAGCTAAAGAAGCAGACAAGTTTAATAGGGAAGTCCTAGATATATCCGACAAAATAGTTAATGGTGCCTCTAAGCTAGGTATATTTGGTACTTTTGATAGCCTTCTTATGGGGGACGTAGCTAAAGCAAGAGGGTTCGGGGATCTAGGCATAGAGCTTCATAAAACAATACAGTCAGTTCGCGGTAAGAAAGCAGAGTCTGATAGGTTAGTACAGCAAGAGATAACTAAAGTATCAAAATGGGCAGCTAAAAACCCCAACGAAATGGACATGCTTAACGATCTAATATACAGCCGTGAATATGGTGCAACTATATACCAAGTAGATCCCACGTTAACACGTCAACAGGCTAAAGATAGATACGTAACTATAAACAAAAAAGGGGAATCTAAGTACGCGGTCGATAAAGACAGCGGTAAAGAACTGTTTGAGGTATGGGAAGAGCAGCAAAAGATATGGGGTAAGTTAGGAAAAAGTGGTGGGCGCAAGATATATACTGATATACGAGACATGTATAAACGGCAGTACAAGAGGCTAGAACAAGTAATTAGGTCTCGTATGGATGAAGTAGTAGGGGACGATAAAGAATCTGCCGCCAAGCTAAAGAAGTCTGTGTACGATAAACTTTTTGACTCTAAATCCTTAGATGTATATTTTCCTTTGGCACGTAGGGGTAAGTATAAGTTGACCTATTCTACTCCTGTAGAAGAAGGAGCAGACGGGCAAGCCAATCGAGATTCTTTTGTTGTGCTTATGTTTGAGAGTCAGGCTGAAAGAGATGCTCAAGCACAAAAAGCTATTAGCGACGATATGTTAAATGTAACTCTTAGCGATGGAGAAGTAGATTTTAACAGTTATAAAAACAATCCAGATGGTTCTTTTGTCAACCAAGTATTGTCTACTTTAGATAAAGCTAAAGCCTCCCCCGAAGTAAAACAAGAGATAATGGATTTATTTGTAAAAGCCTTACCTGAGACTTCTTTTGCTAAGGCGTTAGTTCGTAGGGAGGGTTTTGAAGGGTATGAGAAAGATGCTGTTTTTGCTATGCGTTCAAAAGCATACGATCTTGGGTCGCAAATAGAACGCCTTGATGTTATGAGTAAGCTGTATAAATTAGAAGACGGGATAATCGAAAAGGCTAAAGATTTAAACAAAGACCTCAGAACAACAAACCAAAAAAGCACTACGGACGCTATCGCTAAAGATTTACTGGAACGTGTTAAGTTTACTAAATTTGGCGCACCAAACAAAACGGTTGACGCTATTGCTAGAAACCTTAATCAAGGAGCGTTTATTTACACTATAGGGTTTGGTGCTTCTTCTGCGATAGTTAATACTAGTCAGTTACCTATGGTTGTATACCCCATGTTAGCTGCTCGCTATGGCAATAAAGCAACTATGCAAGCGATGACAGAAGCGGCGGGTATAACCACAAGTAGCGGCAATGCTATAGACGCTTATTTTGACGTAGCCCCTATTACTAAGAGAGATAAAGACGGTAACGATGTACCTACAGGAGAGGTTAGCTACACACTTAAAAAAGACCTACCCAAAAATCTTGAGAAAGTTTATGGCCCTCTAGACGTACTGGTTAAAAGAGCCTCGCAGAGATCCTATCTAACACAATCTTTCTTGGCTGATGCTTTAGGGCTAGACGAATCGGCACAAACTTTTGAATTCTTACAAGAAAAACTAGGTTTAGAACGCGCTAAAAAGCTGCCTTCGTCGGAGTCAAATGTTCTTACAAGAACGCTAAACTCTGTATCGGCAATATCAGCAATTATGTTTAATGCTGGCGAGAAGTTTAACCGTCAAACTACTTTGGTGGCATCCTATAACCTAGCTTTAGGAGATATAACTAAGGGCAACCCAAAAGATAAGGATGGTAACCCTACGAACGTAACTAAAGCTCAAAAAGAAAAAGCCGCAGATCAGGCTATGGACATGAGCACTCAGTACAACGGTGGGGCAGTACTAGAGACAGGCTCAAGGTTGTCTCAGAATAGCTACGGACGTGTTGCCTTTATGTACAAAAACTTTGGTTTGCGTATGTACTCTACTATGTTGCAGTCGGGTAAAAGAGCCATAGAATACCAATTTTACCCCCCTCCAAATGAAACAGCAGTTGAAAAAGAACAGCGTTTACTGGAGCGAAACATAGCTGTAAAACAATTACTGGGACTACAAGTAACCTCGGTGCTATTAGCAGGTGTTCAAGCAGCCCCCCTGTACGGGGCATACGAGATAGTACGAGAGATTATAGATTTCTTTGACGAGGATGAGTTAGACGATCCTGATACTATTGCACGTCAATACCTAACAGAAGGTTGGTATAAAGGCCCGTTGGTTCAGTTACTAGGTATAGACTTCTCAGAAAGGATTAGGCTAAACAATTTACTATTTGAAGAAAACAGGTTTAATTACGACCCATCCCTAGAGGAAAACCTTTTCTACTACTTTGGTGGCCCCGCATTTAGTACAGGTAAAAGATTTGCAAGAGGATTTAACGATTTACTTGAAGGGGAAGTCGCAAGAGGTATAGAAAATCTTGTTCCTCCTGCACTCGCTAACATTCATAGAAATACATTTGGTCGGTATGCTGAAGAGAGGAGCATATTAACAAGAAGGGGAGACCCTATAGTTACCGATCTAACACTAGGAGATTTGTTTGCGGGTGCTATAGGTTTTCCACCCGTAGAGTATACTCAAGAGCAAGCCTTTAAAAATACTGAGCAGCGTATAAAAAATAAAGTTAATGAAGAGAGAACAAAAATCCTACGTAAGCGTAACATGGCTATAGAGCAAGGTAATTTTCTAGAGATACGAGAGGCAGATAGAGAAGCGGTTGAGTTCAATAAAAGGTACAGGAGGGTGACCACTAACCCTATAACCTTTGAATCTAAGGAAAAGTCGCTAGCTTCTTTTAGAAGGTTTACCACTGATATGTATAATACTTCTTCTAATATGGCGGGAGGGTATGCGCCGTATTTCCTAGCTAAGAGAGATGCTTACGATAACTCTTCTATACTATCTCAGCTAGTAGGAGAGTAAGTTAGGGTTAATACGTTCTCCATATACGAACGCCTAACTTAGTGTCTTCAACCAATACCCTAATCTCTATCCCCCACTCTTTTAGTTTAAATATGCGTCTACACTCCGCAATGGTTTTCTTTGTGTTTATACAAGGGATAAAAACAGAAGCATTCACAACCATACTGTCCCAATCGACTATTATCTTTACCCCATCTGGGTCTAAATCATACAGGGTCAGCACTGGGAGGCTCTATAAAATTCATACTAGTGCAGTCTATACGTATAACCCTTGATACACCTAAATCTAGGGATACGCCTTTACTTAATCTGATAGAAGCCGGTCTAGCTTTTAGGTGCTTACCACTATAGAGGTCTGCCTTAAAAGAAGGCCAAGGTATGGCTTGCTTCAGACAAAAAGTTTTAAGGTATTTTGGTAATAGGTATAGCGCCTCAGTATCTGGTTCGTACCTACCCACCACTCTAATTCTAGGATCTGTTTCTGGTATGCTCATATCATCGCTAGCCCGTAGATCAGCGGTGCTTTTTATCCTAAGTATGTTACCCCAATTCTCGTATATATAACTGTTGATAACATCTGCTATATCTACGTCCATGTCTTGTACACCCCTCTTATTCTCTTCCAAAAGTCTCAAAGCAAACCCACCAAGACCCTTGCTAGAATAAGCTATTAGCCCTAACTTTACGGCTATGTAAGCGCCCGTTAAAGTGCAAGCTACTTTCCAAGACCAGAATCTATTTTCAGCTTTAAGATTTGCTTTCTTATCTATCTTCTGTTGTATGGTAGTTAGTATGTGGTTTGTCTGGTCTATGTTATTAATAACCCACTGTATGTAGATTGGCCCTGCGTGACCATAAGAACTTACCGCGTTGGCTTGATGCTTGTCAGTGAGATGCTTGCTAGCACTATCGTCAAAAAGTTTAACGGGTCTAGATTCCATCATCCTCTGTGCTTCTGCTTTAGGAGCGTTCTTCACTTGCGATATAATATCTAACACACTTCTATTACCTGATGTAACAGAAATGAGACTCCACGGCTCTCCCCTACTTCTTTCTACGTTTGCACCGCCCGCCATACGGTTTCTCTGCCTACCACTGGATAGTTGGTACACAAAGTTAGATAGCTCAGTAGGGTCTGCATTAGTAAGTTCGTCGATGTAAAACGGCAGGTTATGGTACACCTCTCCACGTAACATTAGGCTAGAGTTGGTGTCTACTTTATCTAACACTAATTCATCTGGTTTACCCCATACCCCCATAGCTACATACTTGGCAGTTGTTTTACCTAGTCCAGATTCTTGGCTGTAGAGGTGCATACCTGTACAAGCCACTGGGGTAAGGGCCATCAATGGAGACCCAAAAGATGTAGCCACTATGTACTGGTGCAACTCAAATTCTTTACGGTTATAGAAGTTGGCGGTATCTTTCCATTGCTCTAAAGTACCCTTGGGTTTAAAGGCATAGAACAAATTCTTGGTAGCTTTTGAAGGAGGGTTGTCTTCGATTCTATCGCCAAATATTTGTTTGTCCCCCAGTACGAACGACTCAAACTTACCACCTACCCACCCAAATTGTGTATGGGCATTCTGTGTTTCTGTAGTGGCTTGTAGTTCGTTTATCCATTTAATCGTGTAGTGCATTATATCGTCCATCCTTGCTACGGCGACACCGTGGCTAGTCATCTCTTTACGGAATTCTTGTGGTGAAGTTACAACGGTTAGTGGCACTGTGAACTCACGCATTGGGTCTTTAGGTAAGTGTAGCCTCATAACTACACCTTCTCCCTCATCTGGGTCTTCTATACGTTTAACTACGTACAGATCGTAAGGGTATATCTGCCTCTCTTCTGTCTCTCCATCTTTGTCTTTTCTTCTTATGTAAACACCCCCATCTGCCCCCCTAAAGTATGGGGCGGGGAACTTGGGTATGTCGGGTGCTCTACCTTCTTTCACCCTCGCACCTAGCGTTATAGGTGAGGATTTCTTATCCCAGTGTGGACACTCCTCACATACCCCCGCACGGTGTTCATTTATAGTTGAGCATTTGTGTACGTGCTTAGTTGTGTCATATTTATTATCTGTTTCCTCTGGATCGTACCCAGAGTACTTACTAGATAGTTTATGGACACCTTTTCTGCCCCCATCAACACAGTGTTTGACAATAGATATTGCATCAAACCACAGAGGTTCGCTTACATCTTCGGGGTTCTCCCAAACATACCGCATCTGAGCGCACTTCTTCAAAACATCTTTGAAGTAGCTTTCCCTGTTATTCACAAGACGTTGGGCAAGTACACCAAAGTCTTCTATCTTAGATGGTTCTCCTATCGGATCGTCCCCTACCAATAGTGCAAAAGCCTCAAAATCTATAGACCCTTTACCCCCTAAACAACTTACTTTGGCGGGGGGATTTGTTTTATAGTTATGGGTGTTAGGTAGACGTAAGACTCTAGCGCCATCAGAAGTGACGGCGGCATCCGCTTTAAGATCGTGAACGGCGCAGAGTTTCTTTAGTCTCTCGGCTATAGGGAACCAATCAGCGTATATAACATGTTCAGACAGGGGCCAATACGCATGTATGCCGCGTCCTGAGTTAACTACTAAAGGTAGAGGAAAGTCACAAACCCTGCAAAACCTTTTTAAGTCATCCAGTGCTTCTGTCTGGTTGGGGTAGTCCTTGCCATCGCCGCAATCTAAGTCCAAGAAAAAAGACTTTAGTTTGTGGGTATTAGTAACTTTACGCGAGTCTTTTTCTTTAAACGTGCTAAGAGCGAAGTAAGAATCATACCCTTTGCTGTCTAAGTCCTGCGCTGTTTCTATAAGTTCCTCAAGCGTTGAATGAAACTTCTGTACCCTTTTCCTACTCTGCATGTTGTAAGCAAACGTGCAGTATAACCCTTCATCTGATACGACCTTTTCTAAAAATTCTTTTGCGTCCATTCTTATTATTCCCAAGGCAGGGTAGCAGGGGTGCGTAAGCACCCTTTTCGGTATTCCTAGCTACTTGGTTTATTTGGCTGTCAGTCATCCCACGTTGCAACGATATCTGCTATATCTGCATCGTTTTCCGTGGGTGCGCTAGCCTTCTTTTTTACTGCCTTTGTGGGTTCTGGAGTTGGTTCCTCTACTTCCGCTTCGGTCTCCTTCACCTCTTCAGTAGCCGACCCAAAAATATCTGCCGTTACTACCTCTTCTTCCCCATCCAAAGTAAACCCTTCGGTAGCTTCAAATGGTGATCTTATTTCGGGAGTTTTAAGTTCTAAGACTTGAATAGCAACTGGTCTCAGTCTCACACCGCCTGTCATTCCGTGGGGGTGAAAGGTTACCGCCACGTTAGCTACACTGCCAGACCCCAACTTAAATCCTTCGGGAAACTCTTTATTCTTAGCGTCAAATATTTTAGGCAGGGGTACTGGGTTGCCATCATAAGAAGCTGCTTGCCTACATTTACCGACAAACTTATCGTCCTCTCCCTTCTCAGGTTGGGGTACTTTTGCGGGCCAACCTTTTTGCTTCTTTTCCTGATAGGCTTTCGACATCTCCGTCCATAAATCTTTTGCCTGATCTTTGTTCATCATAAACTGAACTTCGTAACAAGCACCGTCATCAGTGGGGTCACAGGGTACACTCCTACCACGTTCACCAGCACTTGAATCAAACCTATAGGGACGATCAACTTTCGGGTACAACACTTCTACTGCTTTTAATATATACATGCATTTTTCCTTACGTTGCGTTTAGTTCATAACCTTCAGCAATGTCAAAAGGTGAGTTGGGTGCAACGACAAAACCTGTTGCCGTGTGAGTGTCTACACTGTCTTGCAATTGTTTCACCGCAGACAACTCCTCATCTCTCAATGATCGCATTGGCTTGAAGAAAAGTTTGGGTACATTACTACTTGAGTCAAAGTACATTCTTGTTAGAACGGACGATATCTCGCTACCTCTGCTTACTAAAAACTTAATATACTCTTGCATCGGTAGATGACCTCCCTTGGCTTTCCCATATATGGATGTAGCGGGGAGTTTTAGTTTATACATAGTATCTAACTGCCCTTCAAAAGCAACCGCTATATTCTGTATAAACTTGCAAGCTCTACCACGGTTATGCCCTGACCCACGAATATTGTGTGTGCAGTCTAAACAGCGGTTCGCTTGTTTGCTAACTTCTGGTACACCCTTGTCAGGGCGTTGACTATCCAAAGACCAACACGTAGGTGCTTTATGAACATTCGGTTCATACTCCCCTTCGTAGTAGACTCTTGATACATCAGCCATACCCACCACAATAATGTCTTTGAAGTCTGCATCTGCCGTGGTCTTGTAGCCGTGACCGACAACAGAGAATTTTTTACCCTGCATACTGATTCGGCGCACATTTAAAAGTCCATATCCGCCATATCGTTGGTATATTCGATAGGCACCTCCTTATCCAATTTTTCTTTCTTCAAAGCCGATTCGACTTCAGATATTTTAAACCTGTATGTCCTAGCTACCTTCAAGCAACAATCACTAGGCAGTATTCCATTACCTATCCAAAGACGTATGGTAGGTATAGACACCGACAAGTGCTCTGCCAACTCTGATATAGAAACATATTTCTCTGTCATTTTTTCCTCACTGCGATAGCATACTCGCTGTCTACGTTAAGACCTTTGGGTACTAGGTCAGGGTTTTCATCCAAAAACTGTTTTACGTTGTTCTGGTTAAGGCGTTTATCAAAAAACTCTGGTACTTGGTTCTCCATGATGAACTCGTACATAGACGACCAATCGGATGTCCAATACCTAGTCTTAACTGATCTATAGAACAAACCCTCTGAAGTCCTAACACTCTCTATATTCTGCTCGGCACAGTAATCTAACAACGCCTGTTTAACCATATCAAGCTGATCTGATAAAGAAGAGTCTTCTTCCTTGTATTTAGCGGCTATGTCAGACCTACGTTCCTTTATTTTGAGGTAGGTTTGGACTAACTTCTCAGGCTTTAATGTCACAGATACTCTCCGTTTAGTGCTAAAGAGTATAGAATAGTGATATTTAGTTAGTTAATCAAGTATTTCTTCATATAAAGTTATAATTTGTGAATGGACATCTATCCTACTATCTAGCAGCCTGTACACACGACGCTCTATATCAGAACCTTGCAGTTGGACGACTGTACATTTATGGTTTTGCCCTGACCTATGCACGCGGGCATTAGCTTGAAGGTATGTTTCTAGAGAACTTGTCGGCCCCCACCATACAACTGTGTTAGCTGCTGTTAAAGTTACACCATGTGCTGCTGCTTGTGGCTGTATTACCAGTACACGTATATCATCTTGCGTTTGGAACCTCTTAAATACCTCCGTTCTTTTTGGGGCCGGTACATCACCTCTAATATATGTAGTGGGTATACCATCTTTGTTAAGTTTATCTGTAATAAGGTCTATAGCATGTTTAAACGGCACGAAGACAAGCACCTTCTTGCTTGACTCATCTATAACCTCGCGTAGTACCTTGTAGCGGTGCGATATGTCAAACTCTAGGGCATCTCCATCGTCTGTGTATACAGCACCGGCAGATATCTGTAGTAGTTTGTTCATGTTGACTGCGGCGTTAACTGAGGTTATCTGCTCCCCTGCGGCTTGCATTACCATCTTATCTTTTAATTCTTTATAGTATTTTTTCTGCTGTCTTGTAAGCTCTACCTCTCGCGTTGTATACACCATAGGAGGTAAATCTAGGCACTCGTCTTTAGTAAAACGTATAGCCGGTTGTAAGGCGTTGTACACGATGGTCGAGGAATCTGGTTTGGGCATCCACTTGAATTGACTAACCCTTAACATAACTTGATCTCTAAACGAACCGTAGAACCTCGGTACACTAGTAGGGTTAACTATTTTAGCTAGGCCGTAAGCATCTAAAGGACTCTGTGCGGCAGGTGTGCCTGTCATCATCCACACCCATGTGTGAGGTTTAACCATGCGGTTGAGTACTTTCCACCGATCTGTCCGTGCGTTCTTATAGTGTGTAGCTTCATCTACAATTATTAAATCTCTACTGCTTAAATCTTTTTCGAGAATAGCTAACCCATCGTAGTTTGTTACTATGTACTCAGCATCATTAGCTACAATCTCTTTGCGTTTTTTAGCAGAGCCATACGCTATGTCTACAGTTCTATGCATGGCGAACTTAAACAAGTCATCGCGCCAAGCAGAATCCATAATAGATAGTGGGCATACAATAAGCACTCGATTAATTACACCTTGCGATAGTAAGTAATCAGACGCCCATATTGCGGAAGCAGTCTTGCCAGTACCTTGTTCGTTAAAGCAGAACGCTCTTTTACGTAACGTGAGAAACGCAGATGTGGTCTTTTGGTGGTCGAAAGGAGCGTACTGCCCCGTCCATTTATACTTCTTCTCTATGGGTGAGGGTGCCTTTATATCCATACTTCTCAAAATCTGGCATTCGTCTATACCCCATTTAACCAATACCTTGTTGTCTGTTAATATTTTACTATGTTTTATCGCCCCCCTAATTTTGTTAGGGTCTTTTACTCTCAGGACAAGCGCCCTGTCATCTACTATTTGCATACAAACTCCAAAATAGGTACGTCTTACCCCCAAATATAGGTTGTTACAGTTTGTGTTTACATCACGTAACACTACATATAAGTTACCGGGTAATACTTATTGGGAAGATAACTCTTGTGGTAAACCCCGCTTCGCCTCCCGATGGGGTTAGGTCGAGATTATGGGACAAAGAAAAACAAAAAACCCTAGGCTTCCTAGATTTTATGCAGTGTAATTACACTCAATAGGAGAGAGATACTGCATCATTTAAAGACGGATCTAAGCACCGTCTACCAC